ATCAACATTTAAATCAGTATCAATGTCTACTCTATTATTGAAGGTTGATAGTCCTACTACCGTTACGTTCCTATCAACATTTAAATCCGTATCAATGTCTACTCTATTATTAAATGTAGAGATACCTGTTACTAATACATCACCAACAACATGAATTTTTGATGTTGGATTTGTGGTTCCTATACCCACTCTAGATGCGGATAAAGGAACATAAACGTCGGAGTTGAAGGTTGATATTCCAGTTACTAATAATCTGTCATCAACAGTTACCTGACCAGCAAAAGAATCAATCGTTAAGATTCCGGATGTAGTATCAATTTCATTATCACCACTTATACCTATTTGAATGTTATCAATATAAGCACCGCCATTGGCATCAATGTAATTAGTAAATGTGGAGATGCCAGTTACAGTTACGTTTCTATCGACATTTAAATCCGTATCAATATCTACTCTGCTATTAAATGTAGAAATGCCAGTTACTAATAATCTGTCATCAACAGTTACCTGACCAGCAAAAGAATCGAGAGTTAGAATCCCTGTGGTGGTATCAATCTCATTATCACCACTTACGCCTATCTGAACATTATCAATATAAGCACCACCATTAGCATCAATATAATTAGTAAATGTAGAAATTCCTGTTACAGTTACGTTCCTATCGACATTTAAATCCGTATCGATATCTACTCTGCTATTAAATGTAGAAAACCCAACTACAATTACGTTCCTATCAACATTTAAATCCGTATCAATGTCTACTCTATTGTTAAATGTAGAGATGCCAGTTACTAATGAATCACCAACAACATGAAGTTTTGATGTTGGATTTGTGGTTGCAAGTCCAACATTACCAACTGTACTTACAACAAAGGGACTTGAATCCGGATTTGCAGCATCTTCAACAACTAATGGATTACCAGTACCTGTTTGAGTAATTCTGACTAAATCGGTAGATGTTGATCCTGAAAAGAGTCCCGCAATACCATCTGATTGTGGAACTACATGCAATTCCGCTCCCGGAGTGGTTGTTCCTATACCGACATTATCAGAGATATAAGCTCCGCCTCCATGAACTTGTAATTTTTGATTTGATGTTCCCGTCGAAGAATATGTTCCAACAACTATTGACCCACTTCTTACAAATACAGAAGTTTCAATTGTTGATATTCCAGTAACTCTAATGTCACCTCTTACATAAACAGCAGTTTGTCCTGTACTTACTGGAGATCGTATATCTAACAAATACCCAGGTAAGGACGTTCCAATTCCTACAGAATTTCCAAGTCCCGTTGGTCCAGTAACAACAGAAAAGGTATTTCTGGATGAACCAACATATAAAGTTTTTGACCCAATATCTTCGGTAACTTCTAACTTATATTGGGGAATAGTAGTTCCAATACCAACGCGGTCAACATCACCATCTGCAACAATAAGATTTGTATTAACTTCTAACCCGTTCTTTACGACAAAATTCTTATTAATTGCCATTTGGGTTCACTCTCCCCCTAGTTAGATTTTAATTATTTATAATCAAAAATCAGGAACTCCTGGAGGGAGAATCCAAAAATTAGCCGTTGTATTGCTATATGATGTGCCGGAGAAGAATGAATTGGAAGAATCTCCATAGTATCCATAATAATAAGTAGTTCCTCCCCAGGAGAGAATAGAGTAATCTGACCCATATCCAGGAGAAGAAAGATTATTTTCATCCCATGCCAAACAATATAACGGATATGCATATTGAACGAGTTGCCAATCAGTTAGACTAGTTCTAAGTCTAATATAATTTGCATTGAGCATTTTTCTAATATTAAAAGGTTGTGCTTTCGTAATGGACGTTGTTCTTCCATCAAGAGTAGCAGTCAAACGGTAATCTTGTGTTGCAGCAAGTTCTAAGAATCTTTGCCATCTTGCATCGTCAATACAAGTGTTTGTTCCTGGAAGAACCTTTCCAGTAGTTTTTGTAAGAGTTCTTGGGTCTTTTCCAACAGTGGCAGCAGAAAATACTAATATTCTCCCCGCAGAATCTTGATAAAAATCGCCAAAATCATTTTGAGTTTCACTTATGTACCTTATAACAAATTTTGTAGATCTATCTACATTTCCACCAAGAGTTGTTTGCATGACACGTACAGATCCATCAGTATATCCAGACCCACCGCCGCCTCCAGAACCAAAGTGCCCAGCACCACCGTTTCCACCTGTTGCACCATTTCCTCCCATACCATTGTTTGCTGTTTCAGATCTTCCAGCAGTTTGATTTATAGCATATCCATCTTTATATCCTCTGTTAATCTGAGCACTATTTAAAATTTCGGTTCCATTGGATAATCTAAATCTCATTTTACCCAAATCTTCACACGCTGCTTTTCCTTGCTGCTTCCAATACTTACCCTTTGTACAAGAAATTGCCCTACCACCAAAGTTACCTTGTGCTCTTGAGTCCTCCGAATATATTGAAACTTCTGATGACGATGAACCAAAAATTCCATTTCCAGATAACTGCCCTGCCTGTATTGCTTGTCCACCACTTCCATTTTGTTGTCTACCTGATCCATTCCCACCACTTACGCCAACTCCGCCACCAGATCCACCGTTACCAGTTCTTCCTTCACCACCACCTTGTCCAACACAAGCAATTAATTTTGCTTTTCTATATAACCAAAGAGCACCTTCTGATTTAATTCCACGTAAAATATACTCATCATCTTTGTTCATCAAAAATCTAATTTTTGAATAACCACCTTGTCCTCCACTATAAGTATAAAACCCTGTTCTTATACTTGCAGCAGACCCATACATTTCCACCTCAACATAGATATCTCTCTCTTTTGCATATAAACAAATAGTATCGGAAGATGTAATATTAGTATTGGATATTAAATCTGAATATATTTCTCGGTTAGCTGCTGTTCTTGGTCTAAATATTGAAAATTCATTTTCAATGGAAAGATTCGTGAATTTGGAAGACATTGTTCCATCATCATAATAAACTTCCATCCCTAAAATAGCACGGGGAGATTCTGGAATAGTGGGATCTACCGCTGGAGTAACTTGATATATTGATACCACATTATATTCAACAGTATTTGTATATAATGGCGAATTGCAAGCCGTTGGATGTGATATCTTACATCTTAGTAAATTATAAGAAACATCATCTGTAGATATGGTAAGATTTTTTGTCTTAGACCCACTAACGATGGTGATAGATTTTTCAATATATGTAGAAACCTCTGATTGAAGAGATATGCTAGAGTTTTGGTTTGGAGTAAATTCTGCGGGATACTTATTGAGACCTTTATAAATTTTGAGGTCTTGCATATAACACTGTGGATAATTTCCAGCGACTGATAGAGTACTTTCCAATCCAATATATCCAGACGTATTTCCACCAAACCTTCCATTTAACCATAAAAAGATGCCTGTGGATTGTATTAATTTTCCATCAATATAAAATTTAACCGACGTAGAAGATTTGGAAATTGCCAAATGTCGCCAAGTTCCAACTTTTAAATCACTGACGGTTCCAATTTGACGTATCCCAGATATATCCGCAAGATAAAATGTACCCCCTCCAGTACTATTTCTTATTAATGAAAAAGAAGTTCCACCATTGCCACTATAACCACCACCAACATTTATTAGAACTTCACGTAAATTTGTAGTCCATGTTGAAAATCTACACCATAACTCTATAGTAAAGTCTCCAGTTCCAAAATTAAAATCTTCACTTGCACTAACATTTAAATAATGACTTCCATTAAAATATGCAGCACCCCCATAAAATTTTCCAACACCTTTATTCCACAGAGGAGATTTCCCGTAAGTTGACCCAGCAGTTATTGATTTTTTATTTGCAGATAAGTCAGTAAGTTTTAAAGTTCCGGTACCCTCATCCCATAAAGGTAAATCTAAAATAAGTGTCTTATCGACCATTCCAGATGATGGTACAATAAAGTCAGATGTATATTTTGCAATTCCATATACTTGGAAATCTTGTATGCCCCCAACCATAGGATATTCTTGAATTGCATTAGATGCCTTTCCAATTAAAACTGGGGAAGATGACTTGATGTCTATATCTTTCCACGATTGAGTAGCAACTTTTTTCCCATCAATAAACAATCCAATAGACCCATCTTTTCTTGATACTGCTACATGATGCCAAGTATTTAAATTTAAAGTTCCACCAGAAACAAAAGTTCCCGCTACTGATGCTTCAAGTTGTGATGATGCATTTTTTCTAACTGTAAAAGAAGAAGAAACTCTATAAACATTAAAGGAATTATTAAAATCGTTTGACCACCCATATAAAGAACTGCCTATTTTTCCGAAGATTGGGAAGTAAGTATAATCTCCGACTGTTACTCCAGAATTTGATGAAGGTATAGGTTTATTGGTGTCTCTAGAACTATCGTAAATTGTATTTCCTGCCCAACGAATTACTAATTGTCTTGTGTTAGTATATGGATCAGTTTCCGTTGCTCCAGTTCTAGTGTACCATCCGTAAGATGTAGTTGGATATGTAGTTTCAGATCGTGCTGTTGTTGCTGCCCTCTCAGTTGCGTAAGGACCGCAGGAAAATATTTCTTTAATTCCACTTTGCGTAAAATACACCCATGACTCTACAGTAAAATCACCCTTTCCAAAATTAAAATCAGAAATAGGAGATAACTGAAGATATGAATTTTCACTAAAATATGCGTATCCGTTGTAAAATTTTCCTCCACCATTTACCCACAATGTACCTGTATTAGTAACTGTGTTTGGAACATTGGTAAGATCAATTAAATCCAAAACAGAATCTGAATTTCTGTCCCACAAAGGAAGTCTTAAAAGAGCATTTGTTGGGTAACTATAGTTATTTGATGGAATCTTTATTATTGTATTTGCTTCTTTTGTGCCGTCAACCAAATCGACACCATTTAATTGCCATTGATATAAAATTTGATTATCAGAATCATCATCCACTTCGGAATTGGCAGAAAAAGTTGCTTCGAATTCCTGAGCAGTTGAGGTTATTGGTTCAAAATCAAGTATTATTGAACCATCTTTGCCAGCTTCTGCTCCAACTTTGCGTTTTGTAGACCCCTCAGTAATCAGTGTTGGATGAAGATATCCAGAACCTCCACCACCACTACCATCCGTTAAGGATGCTGCATCAGAACTTATTAAACCTCCACCTCCACCATAATATCCACCACCACCTCCACCAGCTCCATTACCTCCAATAAGAACACCACCAGGACTTCCAGAGGTTCCATTGCCTCGTCCACCTATACCACCGGAAGACTGAGTTCCTGCTTTACCACTTGCAATAAGAATGGATTCATTCCCAGAAAGACCTCCACCATTACCTCCAGTAGATACCTCGTCTTGAAAGTCAAATCCCTCCTTTACTCCATTTGTACGTATAGTAAAGGATCTTACATAACTGTTATATCCATTTGCACAGAACCAAACTCTAAATCCAAATCTAGTTTTTTCTTCTATTCCACTATTGGTAATACTTTTATATCCCCCACCCGCAGTTTGTTGTGATATATTATCAATTTGGATGACATAACTATCATCTATAAAAGGAGTTTTGAAAATTATTTGATAATGCTTATATGATAAGTTATTGCTACATGGCAATCCATCCGCAGCACTTGCACCAACATAGTTTACAGTGATATCTGGACTATTTTGAGTTAACTCGTGTCTGTTTATGCTATTATTAAATACATGATAAACAGTAGATTTATAATTAGTTCCTGGTAAAGTTCCGCCGCCACCACCGCCACCGGCAATTATTATGGCATTGCTTTGTGATACTGATCCAAGGAATATTCCACTATATCCACCACCACCTCCACCTCTAGTATTACTTCCCCCTCCACCATAACCAGGAGTTCCTAAAGAATTTCCTCCAGCACCACCAACAACCAATTTATATTCTTTATCGGCAAGGAGAGTAAGTTTACCTGAGGAAAGACCACCTTTACCACCAACAGATTTTACATCCCCAACATAAGATGAACCACCACCGGCACCAGAAACTTTAACATCAACTTCAACATCATTACTTGAAATAATTGTATATACTTTTCCGGGATCAAAGTCGTTATAAAAAGGAGTGTCTTTCAGTTTGAGATATAAATCAGTTCCTGAATCGTCTATAATCCTTAAAACAGATTCTTCTAGTGTAACAGATCTTGGATGTTGAGTGATTGTAATTTCCGGATACGCAGTTAATAATACAGTATTGGAGTTTATTGGGTCATTAATAGCATTACCAGTAGATCTGGCAGTGCCAGCAGTAACATCGGAACCAGAAACTACATATGCTGAAGGGATATAATCCGCTTCTACAAAAAACTTATACTTATTAAGATAAACTGGAGAATCTATTGTTAAAGTATTAGTTGATGAACCAGAAATAGTTGCTCCATTAAAGGACCCATCAGTTAACTCAATTGTAGATGATTGAGTATCTTGAGCGTACCATTTGTAAGAGATGTAACCAGTTGGGGTTGCCGAATTGGAAGGTGTTTGTGATGGAAAAGATGCCGTTGCAATTCCTACAAATGTTGCAATACCACAAACCGAAATTGGGGAAGGTTGTGTTATAAATGATAAAATAGGACCATTAAGATCAAGAGTAGTCTGCTTATTATTTACTGACATTATTTTTTACCTCAGTTTACGAAGTTTTGACCGACAACCACGGCATACATCCCAACACTTGACATGTTATTTCCATCAAATAATCGGAAAGAATAAATGTCACTTCTATTTGCAGTTGATGTAACAGTTGGAATTACTCCCCCACCAGGCCAATAAACTGGAATTGCATTTAATCCAATGTTCCTAAAGTCATCCAAATCAACAGTGTATCCACCAACTGAAGCTTGAGTTATCTTAATTGTAAATGAAGATGAATTTGCTGGTGGATTTATGACTACAAAATAATTTATATTCTGGGTTAGAGTCAATTCAAATGTCTGAGAAACTGAAAGATCAATAGTAACAAAATTAGATGCACTTGTCAGAGTAGTAACAGATTCTGTAAAAGTCTTAAGTCGTGTAAGACCTTCAACATCTAATTTTGCTCTTGGGGTAAGAGTTCCAATTCCAATATTAGAACTGGATGTTATGAGAGCGGTTCCAGAAGTTCCAACAACCAAATTAGTTGATGTAATTATTCCGGCAGTGATTCTCCCAGAAGAACTTTGGAGATTATATGAAGTTGCTGTTATGATTCCACTTACATGAACATTATTTGCAGTAATGAGACCTACAAATCTTGCTTGACCATTAACATAAATGCTTGTTGAAGCCATTCCAACTGCTCCAACCTCAAAAGCAAATCTTGGAACAGATGTTCCAATACCAACATTTTTAAAGTCAGTGTTATAAACTTCATTGGAAGTATTGGTCCACCCACTAGCAGGTAAACTTAAATTTGTAATTAAAGAACCATCACCTACAAAATTAGATGCAGTTAAAATACCAATGATATTTAAATTTCCAGAAATGTTGGCATTTCCATTTATATTTAATTTAAATCCTCTATCAGTCGTCCCTATCCCAACTCCCCCAGAAGAAGTGACTGAGAACTGATTTGTTCCGGAATTTACTAATAATCTATTTGCTCCAGCAGTTATTGTATTAATTCCTAGAGTATCAAAAATTGGAGAGTTTGAGACACTAGCCTCATTAATAGCACCAAAACGGAACCATGCATTTTCTTTCGTATAAATCCATCCAACAAATCCAGTTTTTGTTGGATTATCAAGATAAACAACATCACCAGGGTTTCCCGCAGTTGTTGGTGTTGAGATTCCTACAGTGAATTTTCTAGAAACAACAGCATCACCCTGTAAATATAAAGAGTATGCCTCGATTCCTTTTGGTGAACTTGAGGTTAATTTATTTGTAAAAATTACTGGACCATTAAATTCAGAAACTGAATTTTTGTTTGAACCACCTGATATTGTTATAGCACGTCCAAAATTACCTTCAATTGCACTGATAACGTTAATGCTTGGAAAATCCGAAATGTCTTCACCAGTAATAGTTTGGATAGGGGTATCAAAGATTTCTTCTTGTCCAGTTACTGTACTTAGTTTTTTGTTTCCGGAATATGAAATACCCTTGTCATTCATTCCGGTATAGAAGTTTATACCACCATTTTTTCTAGTAGACTGTCCTAAAAGTTCCTCTTGTGGAGAAATTTGTCTATCTTGTCTATCCGGAAATGCCGTTGAATAATTACCTGGACCAAATCCAACATATTCAAATGTATGACTAGAAGCACGAGAAATAGAGTGTCTTCTAAGTTCTACTGGAAGAGTGCGAATTTTTCTTACAATAGAATTGCTAATGTGAGTAGATGCTTTTGTTCCAAGAACGCTTCTAAACACAGAAATTGGAGTTCCTGCACTAATATTATTAGGAACCGTCGATTTTACTCTTACAATTTCATCGTCGATTGCAAAATAATCTCCAATTCTTACATCCAAATTATCAATTCCACTGAGAGTGATGCTTTCCGTAGTAACATCACTTATTGCAGAATACAGGGTAGTGGTAATTCCTGCATAAATTGGAGTCATTCTGCCATTTAAATTTTCATTATCAATTGTAACAATACCTTCATTAGAAGTTACACCCCCTCTATAACCATAGAGTGTTCCAGTAGCTGTTGGCGATATTGTTCCTATTCCAATTTTAACTTTGAATGATGTAAGACTTACATTTTCTGTAACTACAAAATCTCCATTATAAAGTGATTGATTTGCCCCACCGATTCTAATTTTCGAATCAATCTTAAGTCCATGCCTATTTTGAGTTACAACCGTAGCGATTCCACTAACTCTATCATATGCAAGAGAACTAATCCGTAAAGTCTCTCCAGTTAAATATGCCGATGAATTTGAAGTTACAACTGATCCAATACCACCATTAGAAATCCAAGTGGAAAGTCCAACAGAAGATTGGACACTAAAGCTCTTTGCTGCACCTACACTAACTCCGGTTATTCTATAAAGATTGTTAAACGATGAATAAGTTTCGGAACTTACGCCATTAATTCTTATAGAATCCCCAATATTATTATAAATTTTAGTTACATTTACATATGCAGTAGTAAATCCAGCAAAAGTTGATACACCAACAATCGCTAAAGAATTTCCTATTCCATAAGCACTACCACCATCCATAATAACTACGTTGGTAATATTACCAGATGCATTGACTGTTATCTTTGCAGTTGCATGGTTTCCAGTAATAGATGTTCCAATACCAACTAACCGAGCATTATAAAAATCTCCAGATGCTGCAAATCCATATCCAAGTCCACTGTTAGCAATTGAAACTTTAGTGATGCGATTTAATCCATGATCAATTGAGGTATGAATAGTATGAATGGTTGAACTTGTTGAAACAATGTTTGTAATACCTACTCCAACACTCACATCAACGAAATTCTTAGAAATAGTTTCTTTTGTAATACTATTTCTTGGTTCATCAATTAAAGTTTCACCTATTAATGATGATTGTGCAAAAGACTTTGCCTCTATTGGATCTGATACTGGATTATCCTTATCAAGTTGTGGATATAAGTTTTTCACATTTTGCGAAAACTTTTCATCTCCAAAATAGTTAATCGATGGAGTAACAGATGAATTTAAAACTGTTAAGTAGTAAATACCATCTTCAACTTGTGGCGTAAAATTTTGAACTTGCTCATTTCTAAGGATATAATATGTGTTATTATGTTCCTTTTTCTTAAAATATGGGAGGGTTGTGTCTCTAGAACTTGTATTATTTGCAAAAGTTCCTGGATTATCTAATAAACCGAAAGAAAAATGTTTCGTACTACTAATTCCGGTAACCGAGAATGTACCGTTAAATCCAGAATTTCCTATTCCACTTGGGTTTAAACTAGACTCTACATTTATTATTTCAATTTGAGAACCAACAGTTAAGTTGTGTGGAAGTTCCGTTGAAACATTTGCAGTATTACTTTGCCAATTTGCATTAGCAATAAATCTAAAATTTCTTTGGTCATTTACATTGCTAAGCGACCCACTGCCAAAATAAGTTTGTATTTCACCATCAGTAGATCCTATAGAAGTATTTGATTCTTGTAGAATATAACCATCACTTGGTGGTCTTACATTGGATGCACCAACATCTTTTGGTATAACATATCTGACACGATATATTCTTTCGGATGAAGATCTATTGTCTTTTTTACGTTTGATATAAGTTCTCGATGTCGCTTCTCCAAGAGAAGTGGTCCCAAGTCCAACAATTACATTGTAAATTCCATTTTCAGTGCTTGCAGATGCTACTCTAACATACCACTGATTTCTTGTACTATCAAATTGAATTGGATGCCCAATATCGCCAGATATTTTATCAGAAACTCTACTTATAACTTTTAAAGCACCACCTTTAGTATTAAAAGTTATATTTTTTGAATCAGTGTTTGTATGTGTAATAGAATCGCTTAGAGTCTTTGCAACTTTAATTTGAGTTGTTCCTATTCCAACATCATTTACATTTGTAATTGCATAATAAACTAGATTATTTAAAAGTCCATCTGGAATTTTTCCAATATCACTTAAAAATCTAATTTTTTCGCCATTTTTTAGAGTATGTGCTCCAATAGTCAACACATTACTAGAATTATTAGTAACGTTAAATGATTTCTCAGAACTTGTCTGAGATTCTGGCATTACAATTCTGGAAGAATATTCTGTTACTGTTCCCGATGAAGAGACAAGTACATTCAATCTATCATTCTGTCTTGCACCTATGCGATATCCCTCAATTACATTATCTGGGTAAACATCAGAGTTTGTTTGTCCATAAAGATATAAATTTCCAGTTGATCCAAAAGAAATTGTTTTTGCAACATCAATAGCATTGAATTCATAAGTAAATTCATCTAAGGAAACTTCTTTTGGTGGTATGATATGTGTGATGTATCCAAGATCATCTTGAGGGAAAGCATTTCTCTTAAACCCACTAGCAATTAATGCTTTAGAACCAAAGTTGGAGTTTGAGTTTGTGATGGACATATCTCCACCACTTTCTGTGACAAAATGTTCTGCATAACCAATAGCAAAAATTGAAACGTTCTGAACAAACGCATCATTAACTGCTTTGATGTGGTAATTTCTCCACTCTGGTTTATGAACAGATCTAGAATTATTGCTTAAAGTCTCATTGCCCGGAACTGAGCTATCTTGATATAGTCCAGTATCTTCATCAAAAATAACGAATGCTCTATCATCCTTTTGAAGCCCAATTCCTGTAAATTGGGCAATCACCATAGATTTAAATCCTGTTGCTTTATCACCATCAGCAAGAATTCCACACATTCCATATACGGAACGAAGAGAAATATTAAAAATATATGGAGATGCTGAACTTACAGTATCTGATTGTAAGGTAAGAGTTGCCCCTTCCGAAGTAGATAATGCAAGAGTTGGTTCGTTTTGAACCTGATATTTAATTATGGTATCTGATATTTTCTCGGTAACTACAAATTGACCATCATATCCATCTGAAGTTACGCCTTCAATTCTAAAAGGAGTATCTACATCTAATCCGGGGACAGAATCTTCTGTAGTTACAGTAACCGTTGTGCTTGGAGTTATTCCGTCTCCAGATATAATACTTGCTATACCTACAGTAAATCCTGTCGATCCAACAATGCGATATTCATCAATTTTTGGTTGAATATCAAGACCAGAACTTGGATAATCTGGTTCTATCGGACGACCAGATGATTGCCCATAAACAAGACCGACTTTTTCATAATACATTTCAAGATCGGTTCTATCAAATTTTCTACCAGTAATATATTCATCATTTATACTTACTTCATTTACGCCGTCTGCGTATTCAAAGCAAGATAATTTGTGGTGAGAAAAGTTGGGAACAAAAAGATTGGAAGTATAGTCAATATAACACTGTCCATTTGGATCTGCATCAAATAATGAAAACTGCCAGAAATAGCATCCACCAGTAACTCTGAAAATAGTTGATTTTTCAATATTATCATTTAGTGGATTTGGAACATATTTTGGTCTTATTTTAGTCTTTCTTAAGTCCAATCCAACAATTGAAGTTCCACGGGGGATGATAACACCACCATGAATACTGTTGAGTTTATAAAGTTGATTTGACGGATTTGTTAAATCGAAATTTGTACTTAAATCATATGGTGGAAAATCATTTGTTATTGTTCCATCTCTACGAAGAAAAATACCTTCACCATCAGGAATCCATCCTGGACGGTTATCTACAATATGATCCCCAGGATAAAGAATAATTGTAGTTTTATTAAATCTATCGTTACTTAAACCTTTTTGATATGAAAATCTTGCAGACTCTACTAATGCCCTCTGAATCGTTTTAAACGGACGAGTCAAAGAGTTACCTTGATTTTCAATACTATCAGTAGCATCTAAGTCATTGGGATTAACGTAAAGAACTGTTCCTCTTGCCGACTTCAGAAAATTATTAAGGCGTGAAAGACCCATTTTATTAATACTTATAGTTCCGTTATGAGTTATTTATTCACAAGAAAACCTCCTACAAGAGGAGGTTTTACAAGTCACACGGAAGGGATTTGGTTAAGTATCGCCTTTTATATTATACCACTCTTGCTCTTGCCAAGTCAACTGTTGTTTGAGTTTCTTGTCGAAAACCATAAGATACCGATGTTTACGACTCCTATCACGCCACTCACCATCAGCACCCTTGATACTACCTCGTGAATGTTTGGTCCCATCAGCATAATAGAAATCTTTTTTAGCGTCAGTTAAACCGTAGTACTGAAAATTACAAGCTCTGTATATAATTCCAGAGTGGTGATTAGAGTCAGCGTAACTAAGAACAGCACGAACTGTGGCATCTTTTTTAAACCTCTTAATGCAACGACTTACGAACCAAGACGTAATATTATATTCTTCTTTCTGAACTTCAGGATGAACACACAATCTTGATAACTCATAAAGTCCTTCCTGTTCATTTCTTTCTAGTCCAAACGCCCCTACTGCTATTTCTGGGACGGGGAGACTAGTGAAAATAACCCCACCAAGACAACCCCCAATATTAAGAGGGCATTCCCAGTCAGAATGTTTGAAAAGTCCATAGTTATAACCCGATTTGTATGTTTTACTTTCATCCTTAAGATAATGATAAGTTAAAAGGAGTGGTTCAAGTTCTTTTTTCGACACTCTTTCTATGTAGTATTGACTTTTCACTTTTTAAGTATTTTTACTCATTTTGTTTGCATTCTAACATATATTCTACCGTGCTTGCTACATCATTCATAGCATCACGAAGAAATGGTTGTTGTCCCGATTCTTGTCTGCGAATAGGACGCGAACTGTCAGTAAGAGTCCAACGCCATTGCTTCATAGACTCACAGTACCAGAGTTTAATGTTCATTTTGGAGTTTTAAAGAACTCAGAGCCCCATAACAGAATTGAACTGTTCTCTGCAGTTTACAAAACTGCTGCATCACCACAATGCTTATAGGGCATTTAATCAACAGGTAACATTTCTGGATTTTCCAGTTCAAGTTCAAACATAAGAGGATGACATTCTTCAAGCATCAAGTAGTATGAGGATTGATAAAGGTCTTCTGGTTCAAAACGTCTTTCGTTATCTGCTAATTTGACTAACTCCAAGTCGAATAAAGAATCGTCTGGAAGTTCGTCAAAAGTAAAAGGAACTTGATTTATGAAGTACATAAGAACAATTTGTTTTCCGCGATTGTACCATACATATGCGGCATCTATTCTGTACTTCATAGAATAGTTCCTTTACTTTTGTTTATTTAGAGGAGGTTAACTTCTCTTGTTTTTACCTCTATATGTCTCGGTTTGAGCGTGACAGTTAGGGCAAAGAAGGCGAAGGTTTTCTAAACGATTATCGTGGTGATTTCCGTTTATGTGGTCTAATTCAATAGGAGTAGGTTGACCTCTCCATTCTTTTATGCCACATTCTTCACATTTATGTTCTTTTATTCCTTCAATAATAAGTCTATTACGAAGTCTAAAAGATTGAACTATACTGTTCTCTTTAAGATAATAGTCAACTGGTTTTTTTGGTCCAGTTTTCTTATCTTTATTCCACGCTTGTCCGTGGAAGTGAGAGGTATCAATACCCAACTTTGATATTCTTCTATGAGTTGTTTGGTAATTTCCCCCTGCTGGTATTATGTTAAGTTTTTGTAAAACTTGCCTAATACTACCAGAAGTTTTTACCGCCTCACGGAGTTCGTCTTCAGTATAGGTATATCGTATATTCATTTAAATGGTAAACTTTATGTTTATTTATAAAGTTTACCATTTAATAGGGCGAGCGAGACTTGAACTCGCACGAGCATACGCTCAACAGATTTTCTTACCACTATAGTTTTCACTACCCTTTCAGTTTGTGGTCTGGACTATACCTTCACCATACCTTTCGATTTAGGTGTTCCCCGTCTAGTCTCTACACCTTCAAGATTTCTCTTGCTTGGCTCGGTATTGCCATTTTACAGGTTTCACCGAATTTG